TAATTACTTTGTTGCGTTCTGCCGCTTCGTTAATCTTCTTGATTTCAGTTGCTTTCGCTTCTGCTTCTTGAAGTGCCTTAGCCGCTTCTGCTTTTGCTTCTTCTACTTGCTTATCTTTCAAATTAACAATTTTAAGAAGTTTGGAAGTTTCGCTCTTTTCGTTCAAGTAACTATTTGCATACTCACTTGCAAAAGATTCGAATAATTTACGACCGAAGTCGTTTTCTCTTGCAACGTTAATATCCTCTTTAAGTGCAGTAATCTCTTTGTTCAAGTGCTTACTTACTGTTTCGGATACTAATTTTGCACTCTTTTCAATAAATTGAGTCTTCACTTTATTGAAGTGTTTCTTAGCCTCACGTACTAAACGTACTTTTGTTTCGGCTAGGTCTTTTTTATCCTCGTGGAACTCTGCAATTTCCTTAGATAGAGCCTCTACAACAAATTCCTCCATTTTAGCAAAGTTAATTGCCATTTTCTTTTGGTCTTCGTGTAATTCAGTGACTTCTTTTCCTAACTGTTCCATAACAAATGCTTTCATTAAGTCGGCGTTTTCCTTCAACTTAACAGCATACTTTGCTTTGGCTTCTGCTAGTTGTTTGCGATCTTCTGCAAACTCAGCAATTTCGCTTGAAAGACGGTCATCTAGCATTTTATCAATGGCTTCAACCATTGTTTGCTTGTCATGCTCGTATTTTTGAGCGAATTCTTCACGTAACTCAGCCGTTACCGCCTGTTTGTTTTCGCGAATCTTGCTTTCCCAAGCCTCTTCAATTTGTGCTCTGACTTCTTCTGTAACTACATCGTTTTCAAAGAGTGTTTTCAGTGCATCTATCATACTTTTTCTCCTAGTTTCACTGGAGTTTGTTGATTATATTAATCAACGATTCCTTAAGATACTTTTGTGCCTTATCGTCTTGTTTTGTTGCCTGTGCTAATTCGTAAGCCTTGTACCCTCCGCGGGCATTCATTAAGTGTTCGTATATCGGCGTAGGGTACGCTCCTGGAGCACTAGGTTGTGCAACAACGTCCACTGTAATAATTTCGAAGCCCGATACATCACCGGACTCGTTAACTTCACCCGAACCACGCGATGAAACACCTAATTTAACTCCGCTTTCAAGCATTGTTTTAACTAGTTGTCCCATCGGGGTCGGTAAAATTTTCATTTTGCCATAACCGTTGTTTTCTTCCATCCACATATTAGTCATCATATGTGAAACACGATCAAGGTTAATGTTTAGGCCTTCAGGATGATCAACTTCACCAAGAACTGAGTAACCAGTCTCAATTTGATCATTGAGAGTTTTGACAGCCCTTCCAATCTCACTAACAGGATACACACGCTCGTTTGCATTGCGTACTCCGCCTTGGATACAAATTCCTTTTAGAAAAAGATCTTTGCCTCCATTTGAGTTTTCAGTTGACTCAACAACCATTTTTGCCTGGTCGAATGTCAAATTCTCGCTTAGTAGATTCATATCCTTCTACTCCTAATTAACTGCCAATAGTAGATTTTTTATTGTCAGCGTTTTCGCCTGCACTTTTCTTTTCAGCGCCGTGGCCTTTTGGCTGTGCTTTCATGCTTTTAGCGGCTTTACCACCTGGTACATTAATGTTGCCCATGCTATCCTCTTTTGGAGAATTGCCTTCTAAGCCACCTGCTGTACCTTTTGAGTCTGCTTCACCACCAGCAACTAAGTTACTAGCGTCTCCGCCCATGTCGTTAGCACTTGCTACTGGACTTTTTGCATTAGCGCCATTATCGCCGCCAATTTTTTGTGCATCTAATCCACCGCCTGCTACTTTTTCAACATACTCACGCATTTGCTCTGCATCAGACTTTTCAGCAACTTCTTCATCCTTAGATGCTTCGTCTACTTCTTCGTCTTTTGCTTCTTCTACGCCAAGGTCGATGCTTTCATCTTCAGCATCGTCTTCGTCATCATCGCCCATGTCTCCCATGTCGCCAGCGTCATCATCGTCACCTTTGTCGTCGCCGCCGCCCATTTCATCATTGAACTGTTGACGTAAGTCGTCTAATTCTTTTTCTAAGTCTACCATACGATCTTCTAGGTCTTCGTCTCCTTCTGGAGCATCGTCTTCACCTTCTTCATCGCCGTCACCCATTTCTAAATCACCCATCATATCATCTGCTGGGTCTGCTTCAGGCATAGGCTCAACTTCAAATTCATTCATGTCAAAGCCTTCTTTTGCTTCTTCATCTTTTGAAGTTTCTTTGACATCTTCGTCAGTTGCTTCATCTACTTCTTTATCTTCAGATGCTTCGTCAACTTCTTCGTCTGCCTTTTCTTCGACTTTTTCGTCTTCTGACTCTTTAGTTTCTTCGTCTTTGCTAGACTCATCAACTTCTTTGTCATCTTCTTCTAGATCATTCTCTAAAAGATTTTCATAAATTTCTCTTGATTTTTCAACTACAATCTCGTGAAACAGTTCTTCTGCTCCAGCACGATCTTCATTGACCAATTTTTCGAGCATTTCCTCGAATTTATTTTGATCTGCCATTTTTAGTCTCCTGTTAAAATAAAATTTGCCTTACGGCAAGGCTGTCGTTAATATTTACTATTTATTAAGAAAAGTGCGTAGATATAGGCCCAAAACGGGCCATTTTTACGGATTAAGCGAAAAGTTGAAAGATTTTGCCAAATCTTCCACTGTAATATGCGATAAATTCGCAAAACTTTCTAAAGGCTCTGGTATAAAAGACTTATCCGTTGCTACTACTCTTATATATCTCTTTTTTGAATTTTTCTGTAAAACAGTAGTAGTTTGACGTAACCAATTGCCATAATATGTTGATGTATCGTGTTCACGTTTGTAATTAGGAGTGCCACTATACAAATTATTCACACGTTTATTTTCTGGTCCTATACCTTGATAGTCAAATCCTAAAATATATATGGTTTGATGCCCATGTTCACTAGCAAAATCTAATGCTGTAGGACCACTTGACCATCCTTTACTAGGTTCAAAATAATTTAATCCGTTATATTTTTCGTAGGATTTGTTGTAATTTGTCCAAACTTGCCCTTCATGATGATATTTGTATTGAACTATTTCATTTACCATTTTAGTATCTACAGCAATAAGATAGTCTGGTTTGAAATCTCTATACACTGCATTACAAGCGTAAATAGTTCCAAATTTTCTAAGAGGTTCTAAAGGTATGTGTCTACGACTTATGCCGTTACCAATTACAAAGGCTATGCTCAATTATCATACTCCGCCGGCCTCTGCGTTTGCCGCGATGCCATACATTTGTCTAACAAAATGCAAGTCTTTGACTTGCTCTTCTTTATGTACTTCTGCGGCCAATCTTGCACGATTTATCTGGCGAAGTGTGAGTCTTGTTTTACGTGATGAATCAAAGTCTACAGGAGATTGGTCATCTTTAGGTGAATAACCTTTATCTTCTACAGGCTCAATTGTTTCTTTATCAAAATAAAATATTTCACGTAGTATCATACTGTTATTTATACCGTTATGTCAGTTGCGCCTTCTTGAGGAGGAACGCCTTCGCCACCAGTAGCAGTTTCTGGTGCATCAGTTGCACCTCCATCAACTGGTGCTTCGCCGCCTGGTACTTCTTCTTCCATACCAGCCATGTCTGCATCAATACCTGCTCCGCTGACTCCTGCGCCTCTAAGTTCTCCACCTGCGTCTGTTGGTGGTGGAGTAATATTCTCATCGTTCTCTTCACGCCATAGTCTTTCGTTTTCTGTAAGTTCTTCTTCACTAAGACCTAAGTAGCGTTTCATTGCAAAGCGATTTGATATGTATGGTATTGCACTCATTTGTGTAAATGTTGGAATACGTGCATTATCAATTTCACTTTGTCTATATGCCGCAAAGTTTTGTGGTGGTTGGAATCTTATGTCAAACATTGCTGTATCAATGTTAACGCCCTTCTCAAGTAAATATCTTTTGAACTCTTGATTCATACCTTCAATCAATAGTCCTTGTAATCTTTCACAATAAGTGTTAAATCTTAATTCTTGAATATATGCTGTTCCAACTCTTCCGTCATTATATTGTGCGGCAGAATCGTCTGCACCAGTAGGTAGATAACTTGAAGGAATACGCAAACCACGTACTAACTTGTTAGTAAAGTATCTAAGGTCGTCAATCTCACCTAAGTTTGTACCTCCTGGTAGTGTTTCAACCTTTGATCCTCTTCCTTCTGCTGTTTGTGGGAAAAAGTAATCTTCGTTAATTGACAACGGATTGTATGATGAGTCTATAACATTTGTACCTCCGCCTGTTGACGATGGGATACGTCTTTGGTGTATTTCCGTCTTAACACGTTCTACAAACTGCATCGCTAAGTGCGATGGCATGTTACCCACATCAACGTAGAAAACTCTTCTTTCAGGTGCTCTTTGCACACGATAGATAATAATTGCATCTTCTAATAATTCTTTTTGTTTGTATACTTTAAATATAGTTTCTAACAAACTGTTACCAAATGGGAAGTTGTTATCTAAGCCTTCTGACAAACTTAAATGCAAAACATTTTCTGCATCAATAGCAACTTCAGTTTCTCCTTCTTGAAATCTACTTCCGCTCTGCCTTGGTGCTTGTCCTACCATTCCCCTTACACCACCAGTTAGGTATCCGTCACCTCCTCCAGTAACGTTTCCATTTGTCTGGAAAGGTGTTGTTGCTACCATATCTTTAAAGTTTAAATTAAAATCTTTTATAACATATTGTTGTGGTTTTTTACCTTCTGATTCATTTACAATAATTCTTGCTACGTTTGCTGAATCAACATGGAACAATTTTTTAGTTTCTGGATCTCTTATAAAAAATTGATCTCCATACTTGAACGTGTTACGTAGTATTCTAAACATACGTGTATCAAATTTCTGTAACTTACACCATTGCTGTAGGTATTGTTGTAAAATTGTTGTTTCTGATGTTGTTGCTTTCTTCTTGAAGTCCAACACAAAAGGTGTTTTGTTTTGGCCATTTTTTTGTGAACAAAATTCTGCTAAAATATCAAGTGCGGCATTTACCTCACTGTCTAAATCCATTGTATTATACTGTCCGTAACGCTCTACTCTATTAGGAGCACCTACGTAAACATCTGGCAAATAAGAACTGTAGTTTGTACGTGCCGGCCCTGCATTTCCACTGCCCCCTCTACCACCACCTAGAGGACTGTAATTTCCTCCTGGATTGTCTCCTGTTGGTACTGGTGTAAAATATTTCTTCCAACTCATTTTTTATCCTTAATATGCACTCTCTGGATTCTTCTCTAGAAGAGCCTTAGTTAATCTATTGTTTTCACGCATAAGAGTGACAAGGGTTTGCATACTAACATTACTTAGCCCTCCACCACCATCTCCTCCTGTAAGAAAGGATCCTGCATTTACTCCTGTGCCTGATTTGAAGAAGCCGTTGTTATCTTTGGCCAATTCAGCATTCAGATCTTTCATTTGATCTACTAGTTTGTCTAGTGCTTCTGCAAAATCTTCAACATTTTTAGCATTTAGATCATCTGCGAAAGCCTTTAATCCTTGCAACCCACCTGATGATGCTGTTAAATTTTCAACTGCTGTTGCGTCAACACCAGCAAATTTATTAATACCGTCAACCATTTTATCAAATGGTGACGATGCACCAAAGAAACTAGCAATACTATCTAAAACTCCACCAGCGGCTAAACTTAACATAGCAGTACCTAATGCACCTAATGATTCTGCAACATTTGATAAATTTGCTGTGTCCTTAACAGCGGCCATTCTTTCAACACCAGCCGCCATTTTCTCAACACCATCTCCTGCCGCACTAATTCCTTCTCCTGCTAATCTTATTGCCGCACCTGTACCTAATAATAATCCTGCTAGTACACCTGCACCTAATATAACTGTTGGATTAGCAAATCCTGATAACAATGCTTGAAAGCCTTTGATAGCAACATATACAACACCACCTACTGCTACTAATCCTGCTAAGGTAGTAAGTGCGGTGTCTAGTCCAACAAATATACCACTGCTTGATTTTTTCTTCTCGCCTGAACCTGCTCCGTCGGCCGCTTCTTCTTCACCTCCGCCGCCAAAAATACCTCCTATAATACTGCCAATCATTCCACCTAAGCCTGACAATCCTGTTGCTAACATATCTTTAATATATTGCATTAGGTTTCCAGATTTAAATGCATCTAACAGTTCTTTAAACTTACTAGACAACGTTTCAGCAAATTCTTCAATTCTCGCAATTCCACCAGGGCTTCCTAACCATGCAGTAAAGTCTCCTAATATTCCTGCTACTTTATCAAACAATCCTGAACTAATAAGAGCGTCCATAATTTTGTTTTTTGTTTGTTGTAAAATACGTTCAAAATCTGCTGTTGCTTTTGATCTCGATTTTTCAGCATCTAATTGTGCTTGTTGTGCTTTTGTTAAATCTTTACCTGCATTTTTCATTCCTATGATTTCAATAACTGCACTACCAACTTCACTACCCATTGCCGCCAATGTTGAAAACTGTTGTTTCTGTGCATCACTTAGGTTGTCTGCCGCTTCAGCAGTTTTTCTAATTTCAGCCATAAACTCTTCTTGACTAACTGAACCGTCTTTTAATCCTGCGGACATTTTTGCTAGATTAGGATTCAAACGTATTAAGTCTTGCCCCATTGCGTTTAATGGTACACCGCCTGTTGCAACCATTTCAGTAATAGCATCTTTCAAATCAGGACTTGCTGAATCCATCATAGTAAGAACGCCATTTAGATTTCTTTGTGCTGATTCTTCCATGGTGTTGAAGATAAGTTTTAGACGTTTGTCTGCCATATTATCTTTCATCTCTTCCATGATTTGATCACGACGTTTACCTGTTACTCTTGCAAGTTTATCAATTTCTAAAACTGTGTTTGCCACACCTGCACTTAGTTGAGCATCTGTCATTCTTTGCGAACGACCTAATCTTGTTTGTAGTTCTAAATAGTCTGCTGTGTATTCAGCAGTTTCTTCCATTGTCAAACCTAGTTTACTAAACTGTGGACCAAAATTCTTTTGTATCATTCCGCTGATGTTTGCAAAACGCTTGGCTCCTTCACTTGCACCTCCTGCAAACAATGCCAGTGCTTGTGCGTTACCTGTAACAACTTGTTGGAAAGTTTCTAAACTTACTCCTGCTTGTGTAGCCGCTAGTTTTGCACCAAATATACTATCTCCAAAGTCAGCACCTACTTGACTCATTTCTCTAAATGTTGCAATATTACTATCAACTACTCCTACTAATAGTTGTAATACACCTCCTAATACTGGACCAACTATTGGTATTGCTGATATTGCACCTGTAATATGTGACGAAAAGTCTGATATAGATGTAGCACCGCCCATAAATTCATGGGCTAATCCTTGTAGCATGCCAGTTATTTGACCGAATCCTCTGGCTAAGGCACTGCTGGTTTCTTCTACTTGTTCTTCAAATTCTTCTAACTCTTTGGTAGTTTTGCCAGTTGCTTTGGCCATATCCATGAGGTTTTCTTCAGAACTTTTGGCTCCATCTCCGCCACTTCCGCTTCCTCCACCGCCTTTTTTCAGGGCCGCAAGTATTTTCAGTAGCGTAGTTTCCGTAGCCGCGTCATTTAGGGTTACTTCGTCTTGCCCTATAGTTCCTTTTACAGGTCCTGCCATATTACCTTAATTCCTATAAAGTGCGTACATAAATACAAACACTAATTACTAATGTATTTATACGGAGAAAAACATGCCAGAGTTCAACCCAGAACAATTTAAACAAAACGAAGGAAATAATATTAATCCTTTGTTGAATCAAAAAAAATCAAGTAAACCAAATCCTCTTGCAGGTCATTTTAGACAAGCAAAAATTTATATAACACTGCCTAGTGGAGGAAAATATTATCCAGAAAATTCTTTGGAAATGACAGAAACAGGAGAACTTCCTGTAATGCCTATGACTGCAAAAGATGAACTTGCGTTGAAAACTCCGGACGCACTTCTTAGTGGACAGGCAACTGTTGACTTAATTCATAGTTGTATTCCTAATATCAAAAATGCTTGGGGCATGCCAAGTCTTGATATTGATGCATGTCTAATTGCAATTAGAATGGCTTCTTACGGAGAGCATATGACTGTCTCTGCAACTGCACCTAATACTAAAACTCCGGTAGACTATACAGTAGACTTAAGGCAAATATTAGATAGATATAGCAATGCTAAATTTATTGATACATTTGAAACACAAGATTTAGTTGTTACTATTCGTCCTTTGACTTACAAAGAATTTAGTAAAGTATCAATGCAAACATTTGAAGAACAAAGAATCTTTGCACTTGTAAACAATGATAAAATTGACGAAGACGAAAAACTAAAACAGTTTAATACAACTTTTAATAAATTAAGAGATATAACATTAGGTATGGTAATCAATAGTGTAGTGTCAATCAAAGTTGGTGATGATGTGGTAACAGATAGAAATCACATAGTTGAATTTTTAGAAAACACCGACAAAGCATTTTTTAAAGCACTAAGTGATCATATCGAAGTACAAAAGAAAGAATTTCAAGTTCCACCTATGGAAGTTAGATCAAATGAACAACAACTTGAAGAAGGTGCTCCGGAGACTTTTGAAGTTCCAATTGTTTTTGATCAATCAAATTTTTTCGCCTAAGGATCGTCAGTTGGCCAGTTGAACAGATCCTAGAAGAAGTTAATAACTTAGAAGGCCAAAGCAAACAGTTTAAATCTGAGATTTTTAAACTAATGTGGTACATGCGTGGTAGCATGACAATGGCTGAAGCATTTCAATTAGGACCTGAAGATAGAAAACTTATATCTGACTTAATCAAAGAAAATTTAGAAACTGCTAAAAAAACTCAAATGCCTTTTTTCTAAGCACCTACACCTTGTGCATCTAAAGGCTCTGTGCCTTTAACACCTGCTTGGGCGGCTTTCTGTGCTCCTGCTGTTCCTGCTTCAACACCTTTAGAACTAATCTGTGCTTTAATTGCTTTTGCCATTGCAGGATCTTTCTTAGCCGCGGCAATAATTGGATCTAGTTTTGGATTAGGTAATCCTTGTTGCATTGAAGGAATAATACCAATTGGTTTATTTGTTGCTGTGTTTACCCATAATGCACCCATCCATTCATACTCGTTGCCATCTTTGGCTTTCATCTTAGTACCTTTTTGAACTGCTTTGGTTTGTGCTGGTGCGTCACCGCCTGCTTGTGCCGGTGCGTCACCGCCTGCTTGTGCTGGTGCGTCACCGCCTGCTTGTGCCGGTGCATCTGATTTTGCATCACCGCCTGCTTGTGCTGGTTCATCTTTTGCTGGATCTTTAGTAGAAGTTGGTGCTGGTAATTCTACTTTACTTTCTGCGCCAATTGCACCAATTTGCTCATCACTCAAACCGTTGTCGGCTAGTATGTTTACAATACTTGCAGTGTCTGTAGGTGAGCCTGCCGCTTTGTGTGCTTTGGCTAGTTTTTCTTTTGTAACTTTTAAACCAATTTGTCTACCAGCGTCCTTGACACCTTTTACTACTTTACCTACTCCTGCTGAAGCGGCCGCGCCTGCTTTATCTAAACCTTTAGACACAGCACCGCCTACTGCTTTTGCACCTTTTTTAGCAAGGCCGGCAATATCAATTTCATCTAATTGCTGTTGCTTGTATTCTTCATACAAATGTGCATATGCTTCTGCATAATCAATAGATTCTTTTGCTGGTTCTTTTTCATCTGCTGGCTTAACTTCTGTTGATGCAAGAGCACCGCCCAGAGCAACTGCCGCCGCGGCTTTACCTATATTAGCCGCCATATTGTCAACTACTGTATCCATTGATCCTGATACTGATCCTTTGAAAATTTGATCATACAATTCATCTCTAAGATCATCTGGTAAATTTTCAAGAGCCTTATCTAAATTTTCTGTAAATGGATTAGGTTGTACAAACACACTTTTCATTTGGAAAACAGGATTTCCGTCTGCATCTACACCTTCAATTGTTGAGTCAACAATAGCAGTGTATTCAGTTCCGTCTGGTAATGTTTTACTAACTGTTGATTTGAATGTTTCTCCAACTGTAACACTATCTGGTACACCTTCAACATCAATACTGTCTCCAACTTCATATGCTGACGAAGCCGATATACGTGTGCCTAAAAATTCTTTTTGGTCTAATGCTCTATTAAATCCTTGTGCATTTTGTAACGCTTCAATATCTTCTTCTGACAAGCCAGCGTCTAATAATTTTTCTGTGTTATCTGTAATCCATGCATTGTCTGGATAGTCTGCTGAATTAATGCCTGCGTCATTTAGTTGTTCTGCATCAAGTTTAGCAACAACTTCTGTGTCTACTGTGTCTGAATCAGCGTCTTGTGTTGATGTTGATGTTGTTTTTTCAATGTCAACATCTGTGCCTTTGATATCAAATTCATCTTGCATAGCATCAATAGCCTGATTTAGATTTCCGCCATCTTCGCCTGCAAGAGCAAATATCTTGTTGTCAACTTGTTCTAATTGACCTTGTAAAACTTCTTTTGCTTCTGCATCAAGATCAGTTGAACGCATTAATTCAGCCATTGCACCTCTTGTTTGTATAAGTTCTTTAGCCGCATCTGCGTCAAGGTCTGTAAGACTTGTTGCATCCATTCCGTCAAGTGCTGTGATATCAATTTCGCCCGACGCATCATTAATAAATGTGTTTGTAATCTCTGCAGGTAACAACTTGTCTAAAGCATCGCCTAATGCACCTGCCGCCGCACCAATTGCCGCGCCTTTTACAGATTTAGCCATTGCTGTTGAAAGTTTATCGCCTTTTAATGTGTTACTTGCAAGTTTTAAGAAGAAACCAATTGTTGCACCTGATACAACACCGCCACTTGCAAATGCAAGCACTGAAGTCATTGCACCAATTACAAATGCCGCCTTGGCTGGATTTTCTTTTGCAAAGTCAGCATAACCATCAACAACCTTGAGTATCTTTTGACCCATAGGGTTACCTTCAAGTTTTGTTTTTAGTTGTGCTTTTAATTTTTCAAATTGTTGGTCAAAGTTTTTTACAGGTCCTGAATTTTGAGCCGCTTTAAGAAGTTTATCAATTTCTGCTTGTAATTTTTTTGAAACGTCAGCAGTTACTTTGCCTGCTTTTCCTATTGCAGTTAGATTTCCGCCATCTTTACCTGCTACTGTTTCTGCGTTTGCAAAAATAGTATTAATTTGATTGGTAGTAAGTTCTGCTTCGTACAAGCGATTAACTTGCTCCATTAATGGCCAAACATTTTTCTCCCAGTTACCTATATAGATACGCTGTGATTCTGTAAGTTGTTCCCAACCTTCATTTAATATTGTTTGTGATTTATATTTGTATGCTGTAACTTCTTGCAGTTTCATTATATTGCTCCTGCTAACGCTTTTTTCTCTGTTGGTGTAAGTTTATCTATCATTGCTTGAATATCTGGTGTAATACCACCTTTGTTTTTTAATTTTGCTACTTTAGGATCTGCTCCAGCACCTGCATCACCACCTGCGCCTGCACTTGTGTCTTTTTTATCTACACCTTTTACACCAGCACCTTTGGTCATAGCATCTAATGCTCCGCCTATTGCACCGCTTGCTTTTTGTGCGGCTCCTGCAACACCTCCGCCAGGAGCGGCATTGCCGCCGGTTATAGCGTTAGCGGCCGCTTTTTTTAGCGCCGCATCTATAGTTGCTTTAGGAAGTATACCATCAGGAAGATTCATTCCTCCTGCACTTAATTTATGTTGTTTCATGAATGCCGCTAAATCTTGTGCAGTCATATTTTTATCATTTTTTTGATTAATACCTTGCCATCTAGCAAGATCTTTGTAAATAGCGTTTGCTTTAGAACCCATTTCAGCACTTCCGCCTAATCTAGCACTAGTTCCGCCAGTTGTTACTTTACTAGCCACTTTTTTAGCGAAGTTTCCAATACTACTTGTGGGTTTTTCGTCTAATTGTTGCTCTTTTAAAATAATATCATGAACGTTCATTGTAATATCCTTAATTGTTACTACTATTTAGTATATCTACTCCGTAGATATAAGTTTTCGCTTACGCTCAAACTGTACACTTCGTTTGTGTGATAGAAGTAATGAATATGAATTAAAGCAATGTTACGAAGTAACATTGTAATTGCTTCATGTAGATTGTTTCAGTCAGACGGAACCAATTTACGGTTCCATCTAATCTTGAACTTCATGTGAGTCCGTCACAGCCAAGACTGGAAGTAGGTGTTTATCTGCTATACAATGGGCTCTGACCTTTCCCAACCTACGTCGACATCGCTTTCGCTACCTGTTGCTTCGTTCCGAGTGCTACAGTTTTTATGTATTTTGCAGTGTTTTGATCGCCAACATACAATCTACGCCAATCAAACGCTCTACTACCGAACGCCGCTCAACGTGTACGAGTGCTCCTATACGGATGCTCTTTCTCAGCGGTATTACAAACTGGCCCGCTAACCTTATGTGTTGGAGTGTTTTGCCTTAATGCTGTGTTCTAGCAATGCCTTTTTTAATTTGTCTGAACCTCCTACACGTACATTAATAATGCCATTGTAGTAGTCGTCTTTTTCTAGAACTCGCCTATCAAATTGTTCTCTTGCCTCAATATAAGACATTTCGCCTCTACCTTTACATAGGTATAGTATTTCTCTAGTAAAATTTTCTGCGCCTAATTCTGCAACATCAGCAATCAGTCTATCAGAACTTCCCCAATAGTCACGCCAGTCGCTCTCTTTTTTTCCGCGTCTTTTATTTTTTTTGCCTTTTAATGGTGGTTTTGTAGTTTTAAATTTTGCTAGTTTCTTGCCTATGTACTTTTGCCCAGTTTTAGTATTGGTTATAAGGTAAACAAATCCTTCGTATTCTTCTGGTATTTCGTCTATTTGTTCACCCTGATAAGTCCATTGCATGAACGTACTTACCGGGGCTATTTTTTTTCGGTCTCGATTTTGGTTTTGAACTTGTTGTTGATTTCGTCCATGCGGATTTTTGCTAATTTTCTTATTTTTCGCAAACATGCTCTGCTTGCTCTGTGCGTTCTATAAGACACACGGTCTTCAAAATTTTCATTTTCTTTGAAATACTCCATATATGCTTTTGTTAATAGGTCGTGCGTATCATCCATGTTTTGCTATACCTATAATTCTTTCAATTAAACTACCAAATCCTACTTGTCTTTGCATTGTTAGTAATTCTCTTATACCTAATGGCTTAAAACTCTCTAAGGATAGGTTCGCTACTTCGCTTTTTCGTTCACCATTCACTAAATCAACAATTACTTTAGCAGTTCCTTTAGTAATCCAAGCGTCACCATCATGTTTGTATTCTACAGTACCATCTTTATTCTGTTTTCCAGTTACCCATAGATTACTTGCACATCCTCTTATCTTATTTTCTTCAATTTTATCTTTTTCATCCAAAGGTTCAACATCTCTTGCTAGATCAACCAAGTATTGTAGCCTATCATGTCCTTGTAACATAGCAAGTTCATCACCACGTGCTTTGATTTTATCTAAAATCATTATTCTACTATCTCTATATCGTTTTCGTAAGATGTAAATCCATTTTCTTTTACAACTTTCATTAAATGATTTACCCTTCCAATCAATTCATCTTTATGAGATATCAAAAATACATTTTTGCTTCGTTCTCTACCCATTTTTTTCAGTACAGCCAATGCACCTTCAACTCCTGCGGTATCCATACCACTATCAATCATCTCGTCAATGAATAATAGGTTAATATTTTGATACAAACTTTCCCAAACATCTCTAAATGCAAAACTCATACCAAGTATAAGTCTATTACGTTCACCTCTTGACAAGTTATCAAAGTCTAAGTCTTGTCCAAGTTGTGTAATTTCTACATTCAAATCGTTTTGAAACACAACTTGATGCGGCAATCCTAGTTTATCTAAATAATATGTAAGTCTGTTGTTTAGATATGCAAGATTTTGATCAATTATTTTCTTACGTATGAACGAATCTTTGTTAGTTAATAGTTTTAACAAAAACTCTTGATGATCTTTGAAGTTTGTCAAGTCATTTATCGCACTATAGTCTAATTCTTGCATTGCTGTGTTATTAAGTTCGTCTATTTGTGTTTGATAAGGATCAACTTCGTCTTGTTTGTTCTTTAATGCTGTTTTCAAACTGTCAACATTTTGTCTGTGTTCATATGCTTCTTTTGCAGTTTCATAAAATGTACTCGGCTTGCCGTTGATATCACCAATGTCTTGCAGTCCTTGTTCTACATCTTCAACTTTATTTTTTATTTCAGTTTGATATGCAATAGCATCTTCAAGTTCTTTGTTTTTTAGTTTGCTGATTTCATCTTTTTTATCTGCGTGTAGATCTTGTCCACATGTATAACACTTGGCGTTTTCTAGTTCTGCGATATCTTTATTGACTTTTTCAACAGTATTGTCTGCACGTTGTAGTGCTGGCTCTAATGTGCTTAATTCTTTTCTAAGAGCCAAAATAGCATTGTTATGTTCGTTCCAATGTGTAAGTTTTTCGTGTGCATTTAGTTCTGAATCAATATCTAAATGTTCTAATTCGTCGATTGCTGTAATTAATTTGTCTGCATCTTGTTGTTTTTTAGCAAGCCAAGCACGTTGGGTACCTTTTAAGTTTGCAATAGTATCTTCTATTTTACTATTTGATGTTTGTATTGCTTCAATCTTAAGTGTTTCTTGTGTAATAGTTTCTTTAGTCTGTCTAATACCGTCTTTTAATTTTTCTGCTTTTTCAGAAAGTATAGTAATACCTAACAACTGTTCAATAATAGCACGTTGATCGTTTTGTCGCATACTTAGAAATGGTTCTGTATACGTATTAAGTGCAACAACATGCTTAAACATGTCGTGACTCATACCTAACAGAGTATTAATTGCTTCTTGTGTCTTGCGACTGTCCCCTTGCGACTCATCTACTTGCTCTTGTTCTTGATTATTGATATAAAACTTCATTATATTAGGTGAACGTCCACGTTCAATACGATAATCAATACCATCTTTTTCAAAGTGCAAAGTAACTAACATACCTTTGCTGTTAGTTTTGTTAATTAAATTGTTGCGTTTAATATTTGTTAACGCCATACCATATAATGCATAACTTAATGCATTAATAATTGTTGTTTTACCTGTACCGTTACGTGATCCGTTATCATCTCCACCTTGATCTAAGTTTTCACCAAGTACAAGTGTTAATTGTTCTTTGTTAAAGTCAACAGCCTGGGTTTGATTACCCACACTCATAAAGTTTTTTACGGTTAAATCTTTAATTCGTATCATAGTTCGTTATAAATGTCCAATAGCATTTTCTTATTGAAGTTATCTGAATCAATAGCAGTTATTTCTTTAGAAACAATTTCATCTACACTTTCAAATTGTGTTATATCTAAATTTGTGCTTATTTCTTCAACTTGTTTTTGTGGAATAAGTGTAATCTCTCTACAACCATACTGTGAGATATACGTCTCTTTGATAAATTGTGCTTCTTCATAACTAATCGGAACGTCAATAGTAACACGCAAATACATATTACTTTTTATTATGTCTTGATTAGGATCAAGAAGTTTGCTTAATGTAGTTGTCCTATACTTAGGACAATCGTCCCAGTTCAGATATTCAGGCTCTTTGTTGTTTTCTCTATCAAGTATCATCATTCCTCTTGCATCATCCCATGCATCAGCATAGTTGTGTGGGAACGCATTACCTAAATAATGTATTTTGCCTTGTTTTTGTCTTTTATGGAAGTGACCACTAAACACATACTCTTGATGTTGAAAGTGTTCTGCTTTCAATTCACCATGATCTGGCATTTGGACCATGGCATTCATGTAAAAACTTGGAAGTTCGAAGTGACCAAACATGTATTTGCTTTTTATATCTTTAATTTTACGCCACTCATCTCCTACTAGCCACGGAACTAATGCAACATCGTCCTCTTGATATATTTCGTCAATAAAAGTAATACCAGGAATGTAAGTAGCAAACGCAGTCGAGTTGACATCACGCTTGTCTTTGTAGTAAAGGTCATGGTTGCCGTCAAAAAAGTAAAATTTTTCAAACGCACTACCTAGTTTTTTCATGCAACGGATTGTTGCATCCATTGTTGTGAGATTCAAACTGTTTCTGTTGTGGTGCCAATCACCACAAAATATACCAGTTTCGCAATTATTGGCTTTTGCTTGGTCAATATACCAGTCTACAAATCGTTCACAATCATCATTATGTACTTTACTGTTTCCTTTTAGGCCAAGGTGAATGTCAGTAAAGACAGCCGCTTTTTTAAACACTTATAATCACTCCTTAATCAATAACATTATACTTTAAAAACTTAACGATGTCAAGTGATTATTTTTTATTGTTTATTTCTTCTTGTCTTTTTTGTGATGCTTCCCATTCACCGGCATGTTGGCGTGTATAACTAGGATTCATATTGTTCATTTCAAGAATATCGTCTCTTATGTTCTGATTGCGTTTTTCTAGGTTAATTACCCTAACAAAACTGTTTGTAACAGCCGCAGTATAGTATGCAAACGGGTTTTGACTCTTAGATTCGTCAAATTGTAAGCCTATTTGTGCTAATTGAAGTATTGCTTGCCCACGCATTTCATCATTATATGTATATCCTCTAACATTTCCCCTTGTAGCATATCTATCGCACAATTTCATCCACATCATAGCAAGTTTATTAGTTGCTTTGCCGTGTGATTTTGAAAATCCGCCATTTTCCATGCCGCCTTCCCAGTGACTTTTGCCTACGCAAACTAATTCATCTTGATCATTAAATTTAAAATGCTGAAATGGAGGAAAATTTAGTTTTATTTTTTTATCTGCTTCAGTTTTAGGATTTTTTTTGCGTCCAGGATCTTCTGGAATGTGTTCAAATGTCATAATTCTAAAAATTAATTCTTCTTTTGTTATTTTTCTATAGTCAACTTCACAATCTGCTTGTTTTATCTTTTCACCAGCCGCTTTTCTTGTCTCAAATGCCAATTGGCTTTGTTTTTTAGCCTTATTTCGCTTTGCTTCTGCTATAGTACGTATGTTAATTTTGTCAATATTTGGTAAAATTATGTCAAAATCTGCATAATCGTCGTCTGTATAACTGCAAAATGTGCTTTTAGACTTGTGTATCTCTTTTAAGATATCTTTGTTGTTTAAATAATTTGTTTTTCTCATTGAGGCTCCGGTTTTTAAAATATTACATACATTATAAACTACGTATATAAAAAAGTCAACTAAATAATACTATTAGGAGTAAAATAAATGGCAACCAAATATACAAGTAACCCACATATAGATCACTTTATTGACAATGGTATATCTGTTGCTCAAAGTGCCATAAAGGAAAAAGCCAAAAAAATTGTTCCGTTTCCGTTTGATGCAGGCGAATTTTCGTCTTTTATTCGTGGTGGCAATTTGCCTAAAGACGGCGTGCCTACTTCACGTGCATATTCGGAAGCAAAGGTTGTAGACAAAACAGGCGATAATGATTGGCGTGTTAGTATTTCTATGCCTCCGGTTATAAGAGAACTAAATTCTTCTCTTTTAAATCCTTTAGTTAAATCAGGTGAGCGAATGATATTTCCTTTTACTCCATCAGTAATATTTTCACACAGTGCATCTTATTCATCAATGCAACCTGTACATACTAATTATCCATTTTACAATTATCAGAACTCCGCTGTGGACGCAATTACAGTTTCAGGTGACTTTTTTATTGAAACAAATGACGATGCAGAATATTGGGTAGCGGCAGTAACATTTTTACGAACACTAACAAAAATGTTTTATGGAGATAACGGCGCTGATACAGGTAATCCTCCGCCGATTGTTAAATTTAACGGTTACGGAGAATATGTTTTTAAAAATGTTCCTTGTGTAGTAACAAGTTTTAACGTAGATTTACCTCAAGATGTAGATTATATGAAAACTAACGTAGGAGGTGGAGAACCTGGTTCTCCAGACGGTAGTCCAGGAACATGGGTTCCTACACAAAGTTTGATGGCTGTAACACTACAACCAATTTACAGCAGAACACATGTTGAACAATTTAGTTTAAATGATTTTGTTAACGGAAACTTAATTAGCAATAGAGGATTTGTATAATGTCGGCATCATATAGTAAAGCAAGTCCATGGGCAAATACACCGATTGTAGATAATAGGTATTTAGGAAATTTTGAAATACGTCCAGTTCCAGCAGAGTCAGATGATTTTTTGTATACAATAGAAACACAGTATACACATAGACCAGATTTACTAGCATATGATTTATATGGCAACAGTAAATTGTGGTGGGTGTTTGCACAAAGAAATATGGATACTATAAAAGATCCTGTTTTTGACATGGTAGCAGGCGTACAAATATTTTTACCAAAAGGTCCTACACTAAGAAACGTACTAGGAGTTTAAATTGAGTTTTTCGTCACTAGTGAATAAAGTAACTAGCAAGTTTCAGCAAATAAGTTCTGCAATTCCAGATATTGCCGCAGATATTCAAAGCGGTATTAATAACACTCTTAATCAATTTAAAGTAGAAGGTTTAGGAGGCGCTATAGGACAAGTTCAAGGCTTTAGTAATATGGCAAAAGACGGAAGTCTATTTGCATCAATGCATCCAAAAGCGTTCAAAAGTAATTTAAAAGCAAAACCAGGACCTATAGGTTTCACAACAAAAGCAGGAGAACTAGTACCTGGAGTATCTCAACCTCCTTGGCCAAACGAATTAGAAAATTTTGCAAGTATGAATTGTTTAATTACTTTAGCGGCCTTGAGTCATAAAGAAATAAGTGATCCTGATAATACATATCGTAAAACAGGATTGAATAATATTGTATGTCAAAGTGGTGGAGGAGCAGGTTCTAAAAAGCAAAAAACACAAGTAGAAATAGCACTTGGAAATAATGTAGAATTTTATATTGATAATTTAGATATTGGTGCAAATATTACTCCAAGTTTATCTTACGGTATGAATAGTAATGTTACTAAAATAAGTTTCGAAGTCAAAGAACCTTACAGCATGGGTTTATTTTACCAAGCACTAAGCGTTGCCGCCGCAAAAGCAGGATTTCAAGATTATACCACAGCATGTTTTGCTTTACAATTAGATTTCAAAGGTTGGACAGTTGACGGTACTCAAGTAGATGTACCATATGCAAGAAGACTTATTCCTATTTCATTAACTACTTCACAATTTTCAGTTAATGAAGGAGGTTCAATATATCAAGTAGAAGCCATTGCATGGAACGAACGTGCTTTGCGTGATAGTGTACAGCAAATAAAAACTGATGTTGCAATTACCGGAAGAACTGTTAGAGAAATATTACAAACAGGCGGAAAAAGTATTACAAGTATAATGAATGCAAGATTATTGGAAATGCAAGAAGCAGAACAGGTATCAGTTGCAGATCAATTTATAATTATTTTTCCAAAAGAAGGAGCATCTACTTTTAGTCCTACTGCAAATGCAGAAACAAATAATTCTGCAACAATGAATCCTGCATTTATGATGGACGATGGAGCATATCCAGATCCTACACACGAACAAGTAACCAGCAATAAAATTTTAGAAGGATATTGGAAAAGTATAGGAGGCGGAGAAGATCCTGTGCCAGAAAATTTTGATGAATATCTTGCAACTATGTCAGGTAATGTAAAAAATGCAGGTAGATTAGATCAAATGTTAAAAAAATATGCCTCTAGTTCATTTAGTCAAAATGAAATAGGAGCATCAAAAATGCTTGACAGTCCATTTGAAGGCGGAGCACAACCAATGCCTGAACCTAAGTACGTTGCAGGATCAGGACCTCCAGATGTCGTTGCTAATGAAGCAATTCGTGTAAGAGAGGCCAATGAACAAATTAAAAAAGATAATGAAGAATTAGCAAAGAAAAATGAAGCCTTTCAAGCAAAATACCCAATTTTTGCTCGTGCTGGTGCAAACATGAAACTTGATGGAGAGATTAGAACTTACAAATTTAGTGCAGGTACAAGACTGCAAGAAATTATTGAAGAAGTATTAATAACAAGTATGTATGGACGTGAACTTGCTGATCAGTTGAAAGATATCAAAGATCCATTTGGTTATATTAAATGGTACAGGGTTGAAACAGATGTATATACTGTGCCAACTAATAGTGAAATAGCAAAATCAGGAAAGGTTCCTTCTGTCTATACTTACAGAATTGTACCATACTATGTTCATCATAGTGTATTTTCTGCACCTACTGCACCAAGCAAAGGCGTTCCAGAATTAAAAGCACAGGCGGCAAAAGAATACAATTATATCTACACAGGTAAAAACAAAGATATATTAGATTTCCAAATTGCGTATAACAAAAGTTTTATCTATCCTATTACAGCAGATAGAGGTTCATCAACAGCCGCACAAACTACAGGAGCGGCAGGTACTCAAACTACAGGAGGACCTGAAGCACAATACGTTACAAACGAAACAGGAAATGGTTTACCTGCTACAGAAGGAGCGGCTAAACAAGCAGATGTTGTGAACACAAATAGCGGTAACGCAGGTGGTTCAGGATTTGATAATTCTGCAATTGGTATTGCAAGAATGTTCAATGATAGACTTATGAATTCATTAGTGGACATGGTCAAAGTTGATATGACTATTATGGGAGATCCGTTTTATCTTTCAGACAATGGTATTGGAAATTATCATGCTAAAGAAACTTCGTATATTAATATGACTCAAGATGGACATGCAAACTATGCTAATGGAGAACTACATGTAAATGTATTATTTAGAACTCCAATTGATTTTGATCCAGATAGAGGCGATTATATATTTCCTGAAGAATTAATTATCGTAGATACTTTTAGTGGACTTTATCGTGTAAATGTTGTCAACCATTTAATCAACGAAAACCAATATACAACAGTATTACAAATGACTAGAGTAAGAGCACAAACAGAACAACCTGTAACACAAAATCTAGGAGCAATTATTGAAACTACAAAAGCAAGTCAGTCTATGAATGAAAAAGCAGTGGAGTATGCTGGTAAAGTTTCTGAAGCGGCAATAGCAACAGGTGCTACTGAAAATTTATCAGAAGCAAAAAAACAAATAGAACTACTATTGCCTGGTTATCAAGGTTTAAACGATTTAGTATCACAACAAGCACAGTCTTTAGGACTGCCTGCATTAGATGCATTTGGTAGAATAGGTCAATCGCTTAAAACATTACAAGAACAAGTTGGTTTTGCAGAACTAGGAAAAATTGGAGCAGAATTTAATAATTTAAAAAATGCCGCCACAACCTTCGCCTCAGAAACACTTAGTCAGGTAAATTTAAATGGGAGTGATGTTTTAGGAAAATTTGGAACTACACTGACTGACACAATTGGTAATGTGCCTAGTCTATCAAAACTAGCAAATAAAGCGCCTTCAGTTAGTATGACAATTCCAAATAATTTGGAAGCAGTAGCAACTGAAAATGCGGCTAAGTTAGCAAAATTAAACACAAATTTAAGAGATATAGGACCTACATAAAATGGCGTTTGAAGATATTCGTAGATCGCGACCTAAAAGCACAAGTCAAACTGGGCCATTTGAAGCAATAGTTGTCAATAATTTAGATACCAAATACATGGGCACACTGCAAGTTGAATTATTGAAGTCAACAAGTTCAGGTAATCAACCTGAAAGATCAGGACAAGTTATGGAAGCGATGTATCTTAGTCCAT